TACCGCCTTTAACTATTACTGCTCCATGTGTATTCCTTGCAGCAGACTTTGTAGCAAAATATCTAGCCACACTTAGATAGGCACTGTCTCTATTACTCAACATGAATATCCTCTAGTATCTAAATAGACCAACATCAATTCCCTCTAACTCAGCAGATGATGCCAACTTTGATGGTCTTTGATTTGGTGTTGAAAGAAAGGCAAAGTATTGAAAGTTTTTCATATTATCTTCAATAAAAGATGCTGGAACTTTATAGTACCTTGCTTTAATGCCTCTTTGTTTTAAGCTTTTTTCAGATAGATTGCAAAACTCTGCAGTAAAAGAATTAATATTTGCTGGTCCTACTGAATACAGGTTAAATTCTCCATCATTAATATCAGATAGAGCTACCCCCATTGCACGCAAAAATACATTATAGTTTGAGAACTCTTTTGTCCCCTGGACAACAATATTCATTACGATCCTTCTGTTAGGTTGTCTAATATATATAACATCTTATTTAAATCCTTGCTAGACATTTTAAAAGCATCAATAGGTCTAGAAGATTCTTTGTTGACTTCCCCATCAACAATGTCTGCTTGATAAAATACGTTTCCGATTACCCAGTACGCATTGTTCTCAATGATAGCAACATGAACATACTCTTCTTCATCATCCACTTCTTCCAAGTCCTTTACTATTGTGTCAAATGCTTGATCTAACTTGTCTAATCTTGAAATAAACCAGTACTCAGCAACGATGGCCCAAAGAAATCCTAGTGATGGATTTACTGTAAATAAAAAAAATGGTACTAAAGCCATCACGCTCAACTCCTTATCATTAATTTTATCAGAGATTTATCAATTTGTCAATATTTTATTGAAATGCTGATCCTTGCCAAATTTTTTTAGCTTTTTCTCTTTCTGTTATCTTCTTTGACCATGAGAATCCTGCGTCTCCACCCCATGCATCCCACATGATGCGACCATTAGATGGATTAGATGTATTATAGAAGTCTTTTCCTTTTTTGTCTACTTCATGACGAGAGAAGAAGGAGTACATTCTTTTGACTGTATCAAGGGACATAGATCTACCAGAAACAATATCAGTTGCTCTGCCCCATCCTACAGGAGTTCCTGCACCAGTTGCCTTGCCCTCTTCTTTCCATTTAAGAGCACGTTTAGCAGCACTCTTCATTCCTGCAGTAGGCGTATAGGCATCTGCTTTAGACATTTCTATACCGCCGCAAATACACTCTTCACAAGTAATGTCCTCTGCCTTACATTCAGGACATTCGCAACCCTCATATGCTTTAGAAAGAGTGTCCATTTTATGACCTACCATTCTTCCAGTTGGCTTTCCATCACGATAAACTTCAATGACTACTGCTGGGCTATCTGAAGTACCAGATATTGTGAAATCTGAATTTGGAACTTTGTAAGACCCATTGGTAATTATTCTTTTTACTTTGCCGCTTGCACGACCACCACTTGAATTCCAAGAAACCATTTGACCAACACGAACTCCAGCCTTATCTATGTTTTCTGTAGCATAAAGTGCTGACTGCTGTCTAATAGCCTGTTCTCTTGTGGTGTGGCATCCAACAACTTTTCCTTTGTAGTCTACAACTGGATATCCAGAACATCCGTATGTACCTTTACTGCCAATGCTCCAAGGCATGATTAGCCAAACAGCCTTCTGTGTGCCGTCCTGCCATATGCACCTTCTGGAGAAATATTATTCCATCCATTTGACTTCTGCCAAGAATCTACAGCCTTCCATGGATAACCTTGCTCATATTCTACTGGAACTCCATTAAAGAATCCTAGATCTGCCAATCTGCATGAAAGTCTCCACACTGCTTTGTTCTTTAGATCTTCATCATTCATTGCTCGCATGATATTGTTAAATTCTGGAACTACTCCGTCCCACAGCTTTTCGGAAACTGGCTTATTTTCAAAAATTGGAAGATTAAATTTCTTACCATCATAATCTGCTCTATTTGTAAAGCTGATATGTATGTGATGAAGGTGACCATATCCCGATCCACGAAAATGCCAATTGTTTGCAGTAGCAGATGCTACCTGACCTTCATAAACAATGTGGGCAATTCTTCCACCGTCTTTTCCTTCACGACAATATGTTGCAAGCTGCTCTGCAAATTCCATAGCAACCTTTTGTCCTTTATTACCCAAAAACGACTCATCTAAATCAATCGCATGAACGATACCTTTTGGATCTTGATTATGATAAGAGCCTTTACCATTTGTACCCCAACCATCGCGTGATGCATGTGCTGCATCTCCTACCCATCCATCAGAAGACTTATCTCTGTTGGGCCACTTTTTATTTACTTGATCTCTAAGGGTTACCCCTGCTGCACAAAGTTTTGCCATTATAGTGTCTCCCAATCTATATCTGATTCGTCTTCTTTTGTTAGGTCTTCTTCAGAAAAAACCTCTACCACCTCTGAAGATGTAATTGCATCTAGTACTTCCTCTGAAGGAACAACGGTTACTTCTTCTTCACTCTTGCTAAAAAAATTATCCATAACGAAATTATACCACCTTTACCAGTCGCTGATATCTATTACTAGGTCTCCTGATGGGGCTCCATACTCAAGCTGAAGCTTATTTAAAACAGTTCTTATTGCACATCCAGGTCTTGGTTCTATGGAAGATGCAAACATTTCTCCGTTAATATATAGCGTTGCTGAAAAACGTTTTTTTGAAAGCTCCTTGATTATTATTTCCATCAATAAATTATATCATCCAAGAAGCAAAAAAACTGCCCAGGAAATCATTACAGAAAATATAGCAACCCCGAAGATTGCCCCCATTCTGTTTGGAGATTCTCCGTTTGATAGGTAAACCATGTTGCTTCCTAAAGAAAGCAAAAATAAAACTATTGTTGTAATTATGAATGCTGTCATGTGTAAAGTTTATCCCATCGTCTATTCTTTGTCAACTACATAAATCCCATATTTGATAAAAAGTCTCTTATTTCTTCTGGGGCTTTTGGTGATTCTATTGTTCCTTCAACCTTTTCTCTTTTTATTTGTTCTTTGCTTATAGATCCCCAAGAATGTATTGATATCTCTTGATTAAGATTGCGGCGTGTATGAGCAATTGCATTGTATACCGCCCCTGTAACGGCATCTGAGAGGTCTTTGCTGCCCTTTCTGGGGTGATCAACTTTCTTATCTGATACGATACGCAATTGACTCATCTCATCCAAAAGAATTCCAATGTGTGGCATCATTACACGATCTTCATAAATAAGCATTGCAAGATCCTCGTAGTGCTTCTTGCCTACAGACAATGTATCGGCTTCGATACCAACAGACTTCAACTCCTGCTGAATATCAAATGACTGCCAACGGTCAAAGGTAATCAACCCTATTTCAAATCCCTGCCTACGAAAATCAACGATCCAGTTCTTTACCTCTGAAAGATTAACTGGACCTTCTTTTCTTGGTTCCCACCAAACGATAGCATCAACAATTACAAGTGGGTGTATCTGTGTGTGATCGTTAAAGGTTCTTACTTCTACCCACTTGTCTACATGCGAGATTGCAACCGCGCACTTGTCATGCTTTTGAGCAAGGTCAGCATGAAGAAAGTAAACTGTGTCTTCTTTGGGTTGCCAAGCGGGTTCTATTCTTTTAAATGAATCTATTGGATTATGAAGACACATTGCCTGCTCAAGCTTTTCCTTTTGCTTAAAGAAGGCATCAGTCACATAGGATGGCATACAGGCAAAACGCTGCATAGCATCTGCATAGTCATCAACGAATGATCTTTCAAAGTCCTGAATACTTCTTGTTGGGTTAGCTTCCCACGTTGGCCTTTTAATAGCAAAGACTCCTGGAGTTCTATACGACTTTATGTGATCTTCTTCCCATTCAATAGTAAACTGATTCTCTGGAAGATCTGCTGGTAAGTCTGGATTAATAATAAAACTATGTTTCTTAATCTCAACATCTTTTTCAGCAACAACTTTGTCATAATGCTTAGATATAAAGTCCCCTGGATATCTTGGGAATGAAAGCAAGACTACCTTTCCATAGTCAGGAAAACGTGAGTCTACTGATGCACGGAAGGCTTTATAAATACCCTCACCAGTCTTAGCATTTTCGTTTCCAGATGCATTGTCCATGGCAAATCCAGAGATCTCATCAAGGATTGCTAGGATGAGGTTAAGTCCCTCATGACTCTCTCTTTCTGAGTGCCCTGAATAAACGGTGATAGCTTTATCAAATTCAATGTTATCTGCCTTTGCATCAAATTTTCCAGCAAACCA